TAATTGGTCAGTTGTTATTTTGAATTTTTGCCATTCGCCACTTGCGGTATAAGAAACACTATTCCAAGTAATTGCTCCAGCAGTATTTGTATCGAAACTTTTTGTGGTCGTATTCCAATAATAATAATTTGTTACACCTATTTCCTGCCTAGAATTTTCAATAAAAAAGTTTATTGTATAACCTGGCGAAGATCCTGGGAACGTATTGTTTAATATTTTAACAGAAAATTCCAATACATATTCTCTGCCTTCTAAAGTGTCAGAAGTTGTATTTATAGAAGATACTTTTAAAGTTCTGCTAGAACTATTAGGTTCTACGTCAGTAAATCTTAAAGATTTATCGCCATTAAACGCATCTGAATCGAAAGTGTAAGGCGAAACAATATTCCATTTTGTCGCTTCAAATTCAAAAGAAGCGTTGTCGTTAATATCGTCAAGCTTAAATTCGCTATTTATATTTAAAGTGTATTTTTTTAATGGTTTTTTTAAATTCCTAACCAAATCATTACCAATTGGTTTAACCTCTAAAGGAACGGTTTTTAAAACGTTTTCCTCTATGGAATTTTTATAAACACCATCAGCACCATAAATTTCGTATCTTATACATTCAGTTCCGGGCATAATTATTTTTTTACAAAATTAAAGTATTTACTTTAACTAATTTTTTACATACCGCCCCAGTTACCAGTTCCGTAATGTTTAGTAAAAACAAAATCGTTATTGTCATATTTACCATAAGGATTGAAATTAGTATGCGGTAATATTTTATGTTTTATTTTTATTCTATTAAAATAATTTGACAAAGCTATTGGCCCAACCATTGTTCTAATAAAAGTGCCATTTAAAGCGTTTGGCATTTCATATCTATTAATTATTTTCTCCTGGTTTTCAATTAAATTATTTCTAACAAAACCTAAAAAATCTGTCCAAACATTTGAAGGCGGCGAAATCATAAAACCGTTTTGATATGTTTCGTCGGGGCTAAATGAATCTAATAAATAAATGCTTTTACCATCTAAATAAGGCGTAAAATCTCTTATTATTTCGAAATCCATATCCGTAATAATGCCGCCTATTTTTTCAGCTATTAAATACCTAACGTAATCAATTTTATATATTACTGGAAATTTATTTAATACACTAAGTATATACGGGTCGTATTTTTCTATATAATTATCAATATCTTCTCTGTCGTTCCATATTTTACGCTCGTATCCTTTAATTTTTTTCCAAGATTTATCGCATTTAAACCATTCTTTGGACCACCTGTTTTTATCAGCAGGCGCAATTTGGTGTATTAATTTTGGAATCATATAAGTTTGTAGTGTACAAAAAAGTTGTCGAAACTTTTCCCTTGGAACGGTTCAGTTCTGCCGTGTTCGCAAACTGCGCTTTCGTACAAAATCATTTCGCCTGGCTGCGCATAAATTTTATGCCATTCGCCGCTATGGTCTTGAATATCCAGCGGCCAATCTTCGCCAAATTCTTTATGGCTGCAACCGCAACGCAAATCTTTATCTACTATAATAATACTACTAATATGGTGCGTTTCTACTCTGTCAACGTGTTTAAAAAGCGTAGCGCCCTTTTTATAAGACCTAATTCCGTAAATAAAAGAAGGTTCTATTTTGGCGCCGCAAAATTCCTCGTGTAAAGGTTGCAGTTGTTTATGTATTATGCTCCTTATACTAGGCAAATGCTCAAACGAATAAATATCGCTACGACCTCCTATTATTACGTTTTCTTTGCCAGGAAAAATTTCTTCTGTTTGTTTGTTTTTTAAAATTTCGTAGGCTTCTTTTATTAAAGACCAGGTTTCGTTAGGAACTTTTACAACTTTAAAACCTTTTTCAGTAAATCGCGGTATTTGTTCTTTGCTAGTGTACATTTTTGGTTTATTTTGATACAGTCTTAAATCTTCGCTTCCGTTCCAATCATTCTCACGCCACCAGGAAGTAATAATATATTTCACTCCTTTAGTTATTGTAGTTCCTTCGTGCATTGTATTGGTTTGAGCAACGCCATTAATTGTATTTTGCCAAATAACTGCTTTGCCTTGTTCGGGTTTTATTGTTTTTTTTAACCTTGGGAAATAAGTGCCTCCGCCTTCAAAATCGTCGTTTAAATAAATCATAAACGTAAACGTTCTATTTCCGCTAGATAAACAATGTTTATCGTATGAAGCGCCAACAAAATAATCGTGGTGTTCTTTAAAAAATTGTCCTACTTCATATTTTTGCCCTTGTAAACCTTCGCCTTTTTTAATATCTAACTTTAAGTTGTCAGCTATTTTTTGGTGCAAAAATTTAACGTTAGCATTTGCGCTATCAAAATTTGAAGTGCTAGAAGTTCTAGTTTCTGAAATTCCACTTATATCTGTGCCGCCAATAACGACGCTAGAACGCACATTGTTAGCTTCAATCATACCAATTAAAGCTTCACATTCCCTTTTACTTAAAAAGCCCTTTATTTCTTTGATCATAAAAAAATGTTTTATGGATTGTTAGACTGACATACTGAACAAGTTTTATATTGTGCTACCCAATCGTCGCTATTTTCTGGACCAGTACCTAAAATTTCGTAACAATTTCCGTCTGGCATTAATACTGCTTTACCAGGAGCAAATACAATAGTACTTCTTAAAGCTAAATAATTTGGGAAGCTGCCGTCGCATCTATCAATTGAATAATAATAATAAGTTGCAGCCGGTACTGGAGACGGTTGCGGTGTAGGTTGTGGTTGCGGTGTAGGTTGCGGTTGTGGCGATGGCTGCGGGTTACAAGCGTCACAATCTATATATGTAGCAGTAACGTCGTTTGTATTTGCAGAAGCACCAGTACCTATTACTTTGTAGCAACCAGTATATCCGCTAACTTCAACAGACATATTTATACTTAAACTATCTTGTGTTCTAATTGTAATAGTAGAACCACCGTCGCAAGGTTCAGCAAAATAATAATTATAGTTAATTGGTATTGGTTGCGGCTGGGGCTGCGGTTGTGGTTGTGGCTGCGGTTGTGGTTGCGGTTGCGGTTGTGGGTTACAAGCGTCGCAATCCGGGAAGGCCTCTGACCAATCGTTATTATTGAAAGGCGCATCAGTACCCGATACTTCATAACAAGTTGAATCGCCATCAAATTTAAAGGCTTCGCCAATACTAAACGTTGTAACACTACGCATATAAACAGTAGAACCTCCGCCGCAAGGTTGTGCATAATAATAGTTATAACCTAGTGGTATAGGTTGTGGCGAAGGTTGTGGGGGACATTCAGTTCCATAATAAGAAACAATACCAATATTCGAACCAACTTGCGTATCTCCTAAAACAGTATAATATGTAGGACCAGACCCAACTACAACGTCGCCAGGATATAAAGTAATTTCGTTAGTTTGTTGTTGTGTTCTATAACCAGTTGTTTGGTCGTCGCATCTCTCTAAAGCATAATGTATATCCGGAGCAACTGGAACCGGTTGTGGTGTAGGTTGCGGTTGTGGTTGCGGTTGTGGCGTTGGCTGCGGTTGTGGTTGCGGTTGTGGCGTTGGTTGTGGTTGTGGTGTAGGTTGTGGTTGTGGCGTTGGTTGTGGTGTAGGCGTTGGTGCGCAAGCCCCTCCATTAACTAAATTATTTATTTTTTTAGCTATAATAGCTGCGCCAGTTAAACTTCCGTCATTTATTCCAGCTATTACTTCCTCGTCCCCATAACTAGAAGCATTTACAATATACCAACGTCCGTAAGACTGAAATATTTTACAATTAAAACCTAATAAAATAGATCTTAATGCTGCCTTTGCGTCAATTCTGCCGTATTTTTTTAAAAATACTTCTTTTAATAAAGTAACTTCATTAAAAACATTAAGCCATTCTGAATTTGAACTAAGCCTAATATCGTTAGAAACGTATATATCAAAACCTAAATCTGTATTTTGTAAATTTTTATATATATATTCCCAAGCTTTAACATTGCTAGTTGGCAAATAATTATCATAACCTTTTAATGTACCTAAAGCATCGTTTGCTTTTATTGATATATTATAAGGCTTTGCAGTTATAACTTCGGTATAAAGGTCGTTTGTAATCCAACCAGCCCAATAAATACTAAGAACATCTTCGGCGCTTTCAATATAAAATTCAGCTTTATATTCCTTTTCGTCAAATTCGTAAAAATTATCATAATTAACGGTATCTGTAACCATTAAATTTATAGTGGCTTCGGAACCTATTATTGGCTCGTAAAAATCGTCGTCTGCCTTCCAATTAATTGTAATAGGGTTCTTTGAACCTATTAAAGGTAGTATTTCGCCTGTATAATCTTTTTTAAGTATATCTAAGCGTTTTTTATTCCCCTGTTCGTCAGAAAAATCTAAACGATATTTTACGCCGTATGCCATTATATTCTATTGTTTTGTTTTTCCGCTCTTTGTAAAGCTAGAACTAAATCTTGACCCCTAACAACAAATTCCCCTGTAACGTTTACGTTAGAACCGTTGCCGTTGTTAGTTGTATTGTTTATCATATTTTGCAACTTACTTAGTGGCGCAATAACTTCCGGGTTACTTTTTGCTCCAGGATATTCTCCAACTAAAGCGGTTGTTGGCCCGCTTACTATACCACCATTTGCAAATTTTGGTATTGCAGCAAAAGCAGCCATAACACCACCTACTGCCGTAGCAATAAAAGCTGGCGTAGTAAATATAGCTGCTGGTCCCGTTGCAGTACCGGCAGCAGTTGCCCCTGCAATAGCTTGCGAAATAGAAGATGCTAACATCATAGATATTAACTTAACAACTGTTTGAAGTAAACTCTTTAAAAATCCTTGCATACCAGTATCAGCTAAATTCAAAGAATCAATCATTGAACCAGTCATATCGCTAAACGCATTAGCAACAGACTGACCTACCATATCGCCAATTTCTTTAAGCCTTTGCAAATTTTGCTTATATTTTTCAGTAGCAGCAGCCATACCTTCTAAGTCAATATTCATTTGCGCTACAACTCCAGTTAAAGGAGATTGTTCGCTTCCGCTAATTATTTGGTCGCCTTGTACGCCTTTAGATTGAAAAGTTTTGCTTAAATCTGTTGGTTGTTGAACAGGAGCATCAACGGTTTGGCTTACTCCAACTCCGCCACCTCCGCCATTTCCACTAAAAATTCCGGTTATAAAACCTTTAGCTTTATTTCCTATATTAGTAAGACTTGTATTTAATTGCTCTACTGTTTTCTTTTCTAATCTACTATTAACCGCATCAGATAAAGCGTCAGAATAAGCTGAACCTATGTCTTTCCCAGCTTGTTTCGCTATGTTTTTCCCTTTTTCAAACCCTTCTTCTAATATATCGCCAAAAGCACCATCAGTTCCCTTTTCAGAAAACTCCTTAATAATGTTCCACATAGTAGAAAAAACGTTTACAAATTGGTCTATTTGTGCTTTAACGGCTATAAATACAGATTTAAAAGTAGCGCCTAAACGAGCAACAGCTTTTCTTACCGCAAGGCTTCCATTATATAAATCTACAAATTGATTATATAAGCCAACAACAACAGGCGCAACTTCTCCCCAATTTTGATATATTACATATGCAACTCCAGCTAAAGCAGCAGCAATTAATCCAATAGGCGATAATAAAGCGCCTACAATAGTAGTTAACGTTCCAAATAAACCTATAATAGTTGGCAAGACTACAACCATAGCGCCAAAACCTAAAGTTAATTTTTGAGTAGCTGGATCTAAAGTATTGAAAGCATTAAATAATTTACTTACTAATCCTGCAATATCTTGAAATAATGGAAGCATAGTATTTAGCATTATTGCACCCATTTGAGCAAAACTTTCTTTTGCTTTATTTATTCCAGCACTTAATTGAAAACTTGCACTTTTTGAAGTTTCATTAAATGCTTTAGCAGTAGCACCTTGCGTTTTGTTCATACTAGCAAAAATTTGCCTTGTACTTTCAACGCCAGCGCCTAGTAAATCCATTATACCTCTTAAGGCCCTTACGTTTCCAAACACAGTTTCAAATGCAGTAGAATTTTGTTCAGAAGCAATTTTTAAAGTTTCAAAAACAGATAGTAAACCTTTTTCTTTTATTTGCTTTCTTAAACCTTCACTAGACAATCCTAATTCATCTAACGCAGCAGCCGATTGAGTTGTCGGCTTCATTATAGCCATTAAAATAGAATTTAATTGCGTTGCAGCAGACGATGCGTTTGTTCCAGTCCTAGACATTGCAGCAAATGCAGCACCTACTTCGTGAAACTTTACGCCCATATTAGAAGCAGTTGGCAAAACACTTCCCATTGCCGCAGACAATTCGCTTGCCTCTAGTTTACCCTCTCTAACCGCAGAAACTAAAACATCAGTTGCATCAGTTGCGCTAAGAACTTCCGAACCGTATGCATTCATAGCAGACGTAGCTAAATCAGCAACTATTTTAGTTTCGCCTAATCCTACCGCAGAAGCCTTTAAAGAAGCGTTTAAAACGTTCATAGCTTCCGAACCTCTTAAACCAGCGGAAGTAATAAAAAACAAAGCCTCTGCGGCGTCCTTGCTGCTTATTCCTGTGTTTACTGCCATTTCTCTAGCAGCAACTCCCATTTTATCTACTTCATCGCTTGCAACCCCTACTAAAGATTTTATTTGGGTCATAGACTTATCGAAGTCTGCGCCCATTTTAATAGCAGCTCCACCGGCTAAAGCTAACGGTAATGCAAACCTTTGCAAACTTGCCCCAATACTTTTGACGTTACTTCCAAATGATTTTAATTTGCTGCTCGCGGTATTTAAAGAAGCGCTTAATCTTGAAGCGTCTCCAGTTAGTAATACCTTTAATTCATTAGTAGCCATATAATTTTATTTACTTACAAAAATAACCAAAAAAAGGCACTTGTTTAAGCGCCTTAATTTTTACTATTAGTTTTGTTTATTCTATTTAAAAATTCCTGGTATTGTTCTTTAGTACTTTTTGGCTTGCCTTTTTCTAAATAAATATCTTGCGGTAATTTAAAAAGTTTTTCGGGCGTTATCATTTGCGCGCGCTTTTCAACTTTTGTATTGTAAATCATTGCGTTAGTGTAACGCGTCATTTCCCAATTTAGGTTAATATTAATTACCCAACTTTCCCCAAGCAAAGCATTTTCTTTCCAAGTATAGCGCCAAAATTTACTTGGGTCTATGCCAACCTGGCCAATATAATAATCAGTTAAATCTTCCCAGGTTAGCGGCGCTTCTACTTTTTTGTTGCTTTTGTGCTTTTTACAACGTTTCTTTTAATACCACCGTTTAAATCATTACCTAGCAAACGACTTTCAGTAAGCGTTTGGACCATTTCATTAAACTGTTCTGTTGTAACATCGTCTAACCAGGCGCCAACTTTATAAATATTATAATCTATTTCGTTACCTTCCTCCTGGTCGTATGATAAAATACCAGCGTAAACTAACGCTCTAATTGAAGTTAAATTTAATTCGCTTGAAAAAACTTTGTCTATTTCAGATAGTGAAATGCCTAAAACGTCCGTAAAAGACGCCCAAAAGTTCATTGAAAAGTGAAGTGTTCGTTTTTTTCCGCCAATAGTTAGGGTGTAATACCCTCTTTTTTTGTTTGTCATTTTTTTTGTTTCTTTTGTTAAACTTGAAAAGGGCGATAAATTAATACCGCCCTATATTATAAAAACGCTTCCCTATGCGTTTGCAGACTTAACAATTGCACCAGTTAATGTTATAGATCCACTATAAGAAACTGGGCTTTCCATTTCAGCAGATTGCTCTATACTAGAAATAAATCCTTCAGCAGTATAAATTGCGTCTCCACTTTCAGCAGTACCGAAAATACAAGTTATTTGAGTTCTGTTGATAATATAATCTGCTAATTCAATTGCGTTAGCATCGTCTGTATAATCAACTAGACCTTCAAATGAAATTTCGCCACTTCTTACGCCGGAAATTACTTCTGCCCAACCGTTACTATCTTTAGTAGTAGCTTCGGGTAAATCGTGAGAAATAGAAAGCGTACACGAAGTTGTGTGTCCAACCACCGTATCTTCTATTTTTAATAATAGGTTTGTTCCGTTAAAAACTCCTGTTGTTGCCATATTTATATTTTAAAAGTATGTATTAATATTTTTTTTGTAAAGATAATATATTTTTACTAACCAATTAAGTCGCTTGCCATTGACTGTTTACATTTTCCCAAAGCTTATCTATTAAGTTCCAAGGTAGTTGATTATCTGAAACTAATATTTTAGTTACTTTAATAGTTATGTTATAACGAACAGGGCCTTCCATTTCTGCTACTTCCTCGG